TATGGTTAAGTTTATTATTGCAGGAGAGCCGAAAGCAAAACAAAGACCACGAATAGGAAAATGGGGTGCATATACTCCTGAAATGACAGTACAATATGAAAATTGGGTAAAGGAATGTTATTTATCGCAATTAAAAAATAAATCACTTGAAGGAGAAATACGAGCAAATATAACAGCTTATTTCGGAATATCAAAGAGCATAAGCAAGACAAAAAGAGTTGATATGGCTGCCGGAAGAATAAGATGCACCAAAAGACCTGATGCAGATAATATCGCAAAAATAGTTTTGGATAGCCTAAATGGTATAGCTTATGATGATGATAGCCAAATAGTTGAGTTAAATGTTAAAAAGTATTATTCAGAAAAACCTCGTGTAGAGGTAGAGTTGGAGGAAATATTATGAATATAAAGGAATTGCAGAAAGAAGTACATGAAAATTCTAAAGCCCATGGTTGGTGGGAAGGTGAAAGGAATTTCGGAGAATTGATTTCACTTTGTCATTCTGAATTATCTGAAGCATTGGAAGAAGTACGAAAAGGGAAAGCATACAACGAAACTTATTATAGCGATGGCGGAAAGCCTGAAGGAGTGCCAAGCGAATTGGCGGATGTTGTTATCAGAGTTTTAGATATGTGCGAACATTACAAAATTGATATGGAAGCTATATTGAAGGAAAAGCACGAATTTAACAAAAGTAGACCATATAAACATGGGAAAGTATTTTAGGAGGGGGAAAATATGTTAATTGGAATAATAATAGCAATGTTTGTTTTAGGAATGATATTTATGGTGTTTTGTGAAACAAGATATTCGGATGGTTATTTATGGGCAGGATTGATATGTTTTTTAGTCGGATTATGTGCAGTAGTATTTGGCTGTTTTAATGGCTTTATAAATTATCCTAAAACGGAAGGTACACATCAAGGAGTAATTACAGCAGTAGATTTAGAAGGTGTTTATTTTAGAAGATATGAGGTATATCTGAAGTCAAGCGGATATACAGCTCAAAGTGATGAAACCGTTTATAAAATATACGAATATGAAACGGAACTTGCAGAGCAATTAAAAAAGTACATAGGCAAAGAAGTTAAATTAAATTATGGACACGATGGAGGATATATAGGTTGGAAAAGTTGCGGAACATATCATATTAAATCGGTGGAGGTTTTAGATGAGAGAGATTAAATTCAGAGCTTGGGATACGGAAAGCAAGATAATGTTTGATTGGGATGGGATGCAAGAATGGTGGGAAGATGTAGGGTATCATGACAATATGTTTCGTGGAAACCACTATGTACCTATGCAATATACAGGATTAAAAGATAAAAATGGCAAAGAAATATATGAAGGAGATATTCTAAAATATGAAGTGCCTTGTGAAACAGGAAACTATATAGATTATATTTTAGTAAAATGGGGAAAAGTTGAATTCTCATTCTTAAAGAAAATTCACACTAATAAATTCCACAGAACTACATATCAAGGGTTATACAGATATGGAGAAGTCATAGGTAATATATACGAAAATCCTGAATTGTTGGAAGGTGAGTAAATGGAGATACCTGAAAAGATAAAGAAAGTGTATGAATTAGTAAAAAGAGGTACTGAAAATGAAAGAAAAGTCGCAGAACAAAAACTCAAAGTGCTTATGGAGAAATATGACATAAGAGAGGATGAGTTGGATGAAACAAATGTAGAGTGTGAATGGTTTAAATACAAAAATAAAATGCAACGAAAGTTGTTAATTCAGATAACCTATGCTGTATTAGGAGATGTACCTCTGTATGGTAATACTCTAAAGAGAAGACATATAGGAGCATATTGTACTAAAGCACAGAAAATAGAAATTGAGTTTATGCTTGATTTTTATTATAGGGCATTTTGCGAAGATATAGATATTTTTATGAGTGCATTTATTCAGAAAAACAAAATTTTTCCACCTCCTGAACTTGTAAAAGCTGAAGCAAGTGAAGGATTAACAGAAAAAGATTTGAGGATGCTGCAAATAGCATCAGGATTAGAAAAGCACGAGAGATTAAAGTGCTTAAATGAAAAGAATGTTTGAGGATAAAACAATGGATGAATTAACAGTAAAAGATTTTTTGAAGATAAAACAGAAAATATGCTTAACCAAAAAACATTGTATAAAGTGTGAATTTTATTATGGATGTACTCAAATTGCTAATGCTACTGAAAAAGAGATGGATGCAGTCATAGAGATTGCAGCAAGACATAAGAAAGAGGTTATATGATGGAAGATTTGTTTGATTTTTTAACTGTTGTAGCAATTTTAGTCTTTGTATATTTTATGTGTAAGGGGTGAAGCGAATAGTGGAGAATATTCCTGAAAATAAAAAAGGTGGCTATATAATAAAGACAATGGAAGTCGGCGGAGATATTTATGAAAATGTTGAAGTGCCGAGCAGGAGAGATCTTATAAATGCCATAGAACAGAGTAAAGTTATTGCAATTCGTGAAAGAGGGAAGAAGATATACATAAACGGAAATTATGTAGTAAGTTTCCAAGAAAACTAAAGATAAGGAGGTATGGCGATGACTAAAAAAGAGTTAGGACAGATTTATTATCTGAATAATGAAATTGATATGTGGAGAAAAGAATTGAGTAGACTGCAAACAATGTCTTTGATCCCAAGTCAAGAGATTACCGGTATGCCATTTGTAAGCGGTACGAGTGATAAGGTAGGCAATTTAGCGGTAAATATAGCTGAAATACAGAAAACAATAGAAGAATTACAAGGAAAGGTAATTAAGGAATACATAAAAATACTCGAATACATAAAAACAATAGATGATAGTTTGATGAGACAAATAATTTATCATAGGCATATACTTTGTATGAGTTGGGGACAGGTTGCAAAGGCAATCGGTGGAAGTAATAATAGTGATAGTTTGAGGATGATGCACGATAGATTTTTGGAGGAAAAATAAAGTTGTTCGTTTTGTTCGGTTGGTATGTGATATATTAGTATTAAAGATAAAAGAGAGTACAAGTTAAACCTCCTTATAGTTAAATACACAAAAAGAGCTTATGCTAATGTGCGTAGGCTCTTTTTGTTATATGGAAGATTGGCAGAGAAGCGAATGCAGCCGGTTGCTAACCGGTAGAACGATAGTTCCAAAGGTGCAAGTCCTTTATCTTCCGCCATAAAGCGAGTTGATTCTAATGAAAAAACAAAAATTTGATTTTGAATTTTGTATGAAACAGAGAGAATGCAGGAGCTGCAAAAACAGGAGAAGTTGTGACGAAAGCGAAGAAATCAGAAACAACACAAAAAAGGAGTTCAGAAAAGGATTGAAAGGGAAACGAGGTGATACAAAATATGGGAGAAAATAAAGTAGGGAGACCAAAAAAATATTCAACTGTTGAGGAAATGGAGCAAATTATAGAAGAATATTTTTATTTGTGTAATAAAAAACATTTACCATATACTGTATCAGGACTTGCGTTAGCTTTAGATATGACGAGAGAAACCTTGTTGAGATATGAAGAACAAAATGAATTTTCTGACACGATAAAAAGAGCAAAGCAAAGAGTCGAAGGATATGCGGAAATGTGCTTGTTTAAGGGTGGAGGAATTGCAACAGGAGTTATTTTCAGTTTAAAAAATAATTTCGGATGGAAAGATAAGACGGAAATAGACAATAACATAGGAAATAAAGACAATAAGCCATTCAAAAACATAGATTTAAGCCATTTGACAACAGAGCAGATAAAGGAGCTGCTTAAAAATGAAGATCAGGAATGAACTTCGTAAAGAGTTAGCAAGGAGAGAGTATAAAAGCTATGTTGAATATGTTTTTGAGGGCAGATGGAAACATGGCAAGGCAGTAGATTATATATGTGATAGAATACAGGAGTTTATAGAGCGAGAAAGCAATTTGCCATACGAGATAATGATTTTATCTATGCCACCTCAACACGGAAAGTCAATGACTATTACAGAAACTTTACCGAGTTGGTATTTAGGGAAGAATCCGAGTAATAGAGTTATAGAAATTAGTTATTCGGAGGATTTTGCGTTGTTATTTGGCAGAAGAAATAACACAAAAATAAAAATGTTTGGCGAAGAATTATTCGGAATAAAACCTGCTAAAAGTCCTAACACAATGACAGAGTTTGAAATTGAATACGATGGCAAGGAAACTCAAGGCGGTATGATTAGCAGAGGTGTAATGAGTGGTGTAACCGGAAGACCTTGTAATTTAATGATTATAGATGATCCGATTAAAAACAGAAAGGAAGCTGATAGTGAAACATACAGAAAGAATTTGATTGATGAATGGTTAAACTCGTTTAAAACTCGTTTAGCTGTTGGTGCTAAAGTAATTATAATTCAGACAAGATGGCACGAAGAAGATTTGGCAGGATACATTATCAAAAATGAGAAGTATGTAGAAGTATTAAATCTTCCTTGTGAAGCTGAAGAAAATGATCCGTTAAATAGAAAAGTTGGTGAAGCATTAGCTCCGGAGATTGGAAAGAATAATGAATGGCTAAAAGAGTATAAAGAGGGATATGTAACCAAAGAAGGACAGAGAACTTGGTTAGCTTTATTTCAGGGAAGACCAACAGCACAAGAAGGAAATTTAATAAAAAGGGAATGGTGGAAGTTTTATAAGATAGAGGAACTACCGCCTATGCCGGTTGTTGCACTTTCAATAGATGCAACTTTTAAGGATAAAGATACAAGCGATTTTGTCGCAATACAAGTTTGGGGGAAAAGAAATGCCAACTATTACTTAATAGATAGACTCAAAGCAAGATTGGATTTTATAGGTACTATTGCTGCAATAAAGAAGATGTTAGAAAAGCATAAGAATATTACTTATAAATACATTGAGGATAAAGCAAATGGATCTGCCATTATTTCAGTATTAAAAAATACTGTGGATGGAATAATTGCAGTAGAGCCTGAAGGTGGAAAAGTGGCAAGAGCAAATGCTATTTCCTATTTGGTTGAAGGTGGCAATGTATTTTTGCCGGAGGATGCAGAATGGGTTGAAGAATTTATTGATGAGTGGAGCAAATTCCCTAATGCAGAACACGATGACGAGGTGGATTGTGGCACACAAGCACTTAATAGGTTAAGAAATGTTTATGCAGATGTAGCAGAAGTATTTGCAAAGCAATTTAATTTTGAATTTGAAAAGCCAAAGCAAAATCCGTTAGGAAAAGGAGGTAGAGTGAATGTTATTTAATATAATATTTAAAATTTTAGTATTATCAATTCTGATAATGCTTTTTTTATGCGTTTTTGAGCTATACAAAAGACTTAATATTCAGGAAAATACAAAACCGGGAATAAAGGCACATAAGAAGTTATTTAGAAAAGAGAAAAAGCAAACTAAAGCAGAAAAAAGGCTAAATCAGATATTAGACAACA